ACGGATAACCATAAGCAGCATATTCGTTGTTGTCATTGCGTTCAAATGGCAACTCTACAAAGTTGGTATCATCGTTTATTTGAATGTTAACGACTTTAATCTTTGTCATATCAAACTGATCAGGGAATGGATAGAAGTTCTCTCCCTGAACCGTTGTGAAGGCGTATGGTGGCGAATCTATTTCTAGTATGTCGAATAGTTCTAGTTGTTCTTCGTTGAACCACACGAGCTTTTGCGCGGTTGTAAATGTATTTCTGTATCTTAGGTCGATGTCATTTAAGATAGCTTGAGATGAAGCCACTCATAACACCCCCGATTGCTCTAAAAAGTATTTGATGTGCTTAATCTGAATTCCATAAACGAAGTATTCAGCGTCTTCGCTACCTCTCACAACTCCGACAACCTTCCCGTCAGAATTGATCATCGCGCCTCCGCTATTGCCGTGAGTGGCAAATACGTTAGCAACGATGTGTTGTTTCTCTTCTAGCTTTGCAATGATACCCGCATTAACTGCAAAGTCCACTTTAGCCGACCCGAGTACGAACACGTCTTGACCAAGTACGGCATAGTCGGCGATCTCCAATGGCTCCGCTGTGCAATCCGTCTTTATGAGCGCGAGATCAACACCTTTATTCCGGTATCCGGCCGTACCCGTGCAGACTTTATTGTCTGACATTCTAATTCGAATACCCGTTGAACCCTCACGGCTGACAACGTGATAATTAGTGATAATGGTGTTTTTGGCAACAAAAAAGCCACTCGCATATGAGAGTGGCAGTATTCCTTCGCCTAGCATTTCGATCATTACCGTCGCTTTCATCGCGCGATCTATTCCGCTAAGTCTATGTTGTTCCTCCGTCAATTCTCCGGCAGATGATTGATATGGAATTATGAAAAGTAAAATCAGGATAAGCGTCATTATTTTCTTCACTTCATACGCTCCTTATGGTGGTTCATTTTATTGGTATGATGATTTCTCATCTTTATTGTCTTGGGATTGTCGGTAAGTGAATGGAGTAAAGCCCTATGATAGTAAAACCATAGGGCGTGATAGTGTTTCATATGATTTCCTTTCTAGACCGTAGTCCCGGCAGCATCTTTCCAAACCGTTCCGTTGTACCATATCGGCTTACCTAGAGTTGTGTCGTAGTAAAAGTCTCCAGCTATTACGGTCGTAGGCCTCTGAGCGGTAGTGCCCATGCGATATCTAATTCTTGGTATTACCGTTGAGAGCGTGCCTAGATTGTTAAGCACCAGGGAATCTACAAAGTTATTGAACGCATTTACGATTCCATTTACTTCAATCCTGAAATACGATGTCGGTCTCCCCGTACCTAAGTCACCACCACCAATTCGATCCTTGTAAAACGCGTTGTTGTTGATGTTTGCTACCGCATTATCCCGTACTCGAATGATGGCTTGTCCGTTGTTATTCCAACCTATTCCGCTAAATGTATTGTTATCAATCTCAGCCTTTGATCCGTCAGCTACGTTTATGCCTTGAATAGACATATCGATTACGTAGTTGTTTTTGAATTCGAAGTACGTTCCTATTCCGGAAGAAGAAAGAGCAGCTAGCGCGCCTGATATCCGGTTATTGTTTATTAAGATGTTCTTCCCTGCAATGTCCATCCCGTTTGTCGTTAAAGGGTTTGTCTCATATCCGAAAGTATTGTTAAGTATTTGAATGTCCTGACAGTCGATAGAGGAATTTGCTTCTGTGACCACAAAGTTAACGTTCAACCTCGTGTCATAAATAACTGAATTACCGTCACACAGGATATCCTTGCATCCCGACAGGATAATCGCACCTTCCCTTATCCTGTTCCCTGAGAGGGTGCAATCATTCGTAAGGGTAAGCTTTATACCACGACCTACACCATCGCTGAATATGTTGTTACTGATCGTTAGTTTCGAAGTGTTTTTAGCGCCTATTTGACCTTCTAACGACTTGTTATCTTTGAAAGTATTTCCTTCAACGACGATTCTTTGTGTAGTTTGATTTAGAATCAATAGTCCGAATTGATCGTTGTTTTCAAAATGGTTTCCTATGATCTTTAAGTCTTCTGTAATCTTCTCTGCGGTGAATGGTTCGATGTCTATACCACATGCGGGAGCTGTTCCGCTAGTATTGTTGAACCGTGAATTAGTTATTGATCCCACTAACACAGATTCAATCGATGCTCCCTGCCTGCGGTTGTTATCGCAGGTTACATTATTCATTGTGATGTTTTTATTTTGCTTTTCGCGTATCGGAATTGAAGGGTCGTTTCTTACGTCTTTATCAACTTGCCAAACAATTCCATCACCCCAACAATCTTTACAGGTAACGCTTTCGATGGTGATGTTCTCGCAGGAAAATACGCCTATTGCATATCCGAACTCCCCGCCAACACCAAGATGTTCATATCGTTCACCTTGGATAATGCCCCCGGTTATACTGGAGTTCATTGCTCTAGAAAAGTAAATGATGTTGTAATTAGAATACTCTGTCGGTATTTGCCTTAAAATAGCTGATTCATCTAGTACAAGATGAATGTTGCTAGGAATTTTAATGCCTCCACCTTGTCCTTCGTAGGTTACTCCGCCCGTTGCACCTTGGATCATATAAATTCCAGCAGGAATTCTTACTTCCCCGCCACCCGCAGAACTTGCAGCGTCTACTGCTTTTTGAATCGCTGATGTATCGTTAGTTTTTCCATTACCCTTGGCTCCATAATCTTTAACGTTATAAACCAAACCGCCCCATGTTTTAACGTTTGTAAGATAATTTCCGATATCACTACTAATCATTGAACTTACTCTCGACATTGGAGAAGACATTTTATCACCCCTAGTAAATAGCTATTAACTTTGTGGCTGTGTTGTTCGTTGAATTAATCCTTATGACAGATAGATCATGGAATCCGACCGGGATATTTTCATATAAAACAACTTGACCATTAGCCATAACCGCCGATAAATTACCCGTTACTCCTACGTATACCTTGAGCGTATAAGGAGTTCCGTTAGGAAAGGATATGTTAACAGTATCGCTTGGCGTAATTACCGTTGCCCCTTGACCGCTACCATTGACTCTGATCATTTATTTACGACCTTCTTTCTTCCGCGCCTTTGTGCGGGTTGTAGTTGTGTTACGACTTTATTTACTGGTTGCTCAACCGCTTGCGCATTACGGTCGAACAATCTTTCTATGTTTTCATTGAGTTTCCGCATTTCATTAAGTAAATCGTTGTCGTATCGTTCTCTCGGTGTGATACCTGGGAAGTGATCCATGATAAACCTCCTTAAAGAAAAAGAGGAGCCGAAGCCCCTCACTTTTCATCCATCAATCCATTTTTAATCAATGTGTTACGCATAAGATTGTAATTCGTGATGGTTAGTTTCTGTCCATCAGTCATTTGATCGTTGGACTTCAATTGTCCGATATAGGGAATTTTATCTTTTGGAGAAGAGGCGCTAACTGGTGCACTAGCGCTCCACACATTCCATGAACTGTTCATTACACCACCTAACCTTTCAGGACTTTGATTTTCCAAGTTCCCGATGCGAGGTCAATCGTTCCGGCAGTAGGATTGAACAGTGAAATCTTGACCGTATTCGCAGCAGATACGAATCCTTGGGCTATGATCCCTTGTAGGTCGTAAGGAGCTGTAACGACAACGATATCACCTAAAGCTGCACCAGTAACGGTGATACCACTTGATAATGCTCCTGTGACAGTAGCGAGTGAAGCGGGATCGAATGTTGTTGTTCCGTTTAATACAGCCGTGAATAGGTCGTTATCACCTAACGCCAATCCCGTAAAACTTGTTGTTCCAGCGCTTGCCATTCTAACCCCTCCTTATAGACCAGTAGAGCCCACAACGCCCCTCCAGTTACGAACAACCGTGTTATCACGCAAGTAACCATCCCAAGATTGGGAACCGTTAGGATTCATGTATTTGCGTTTCAGGAACTCCGGTTTAACACGGTAGAAGTGAATCATCTTGTGTTGCTTGGATTGCAGGAACCACGCTGTTTTAGAAGCAATGAACGTGGAGTAGTTGAATTTCAGATCTGGCAGAACGTTTTTGTCGTTGTTCGCCGTACCGGAACGCTGCGAAGATTGGAAGATTGTCGCAACCGTGAACTGATTGTCCTTATGAGTTGTCAGGCTAGAAGCGTTCATTTTTACACGCTTGCCAGCTTCGTCATTGATCGAGTTAAAGAGGTTGAGCCCGGCTTTAACCGTGATGTCGGACAAAGCTCCAGTCGTCAAGTTGGTTTGCGTTCCTGCAAGACCAGTTTTCCGGTAAGGGTGAGATGCGGAAATCATTGGTTGTCCATCGTACTGATTAACCGTGAAAGCACCGTCCAATACGCTAACGGCATTCTGCTCAACCGTGTTGCGTCCTGCATGCCCGGCATCACGTGTCATGTCGATGACTTCGCCGTATTTTTGATCATCGATGTATTCTCGGGAAAGCACGATTTCAACGCCGTACGGATCGAACTCAGTTACGATCAAATCCGCGAGGTTAAATGTGTCTTGCTCGGCGTTTTGCATTTCAGCCTTTGGACGCCAGTTCACCGTACCCGCGAAGGATTGGTATGTTTCATTGTGTTGATTGGATGTTTCGTTCTTTAAAAACTCCGGCCACTCTTCCGGTTCCTCATCCCAAGCCTCGAAGAACGTTTCATCAATCTTGCGTGTCCATAGGTTATTAAACTGACCTGTCATTACTGGCATTTATAATTCCCCCTTAACCGATGTTTACAAGGTTGGCATCACCAATGATGAAATCAACCGTGTTTAGTGTGTTGTTAAATCCTTGCACGAAGCACATGCCGCCTGTTGTGTCGTCCGGCGCGATGGTCGTCTTGTTCAGAAGATCGTAAGCTGTGGTGTACTTGTCTGCCTCTGCAAACGTCTTCTTGGTTCCACCTTGCGACACTGCGGCACGCACGACAAAACCACGCACAAGAGCTACTGGGATAGTATCAGCGTCTGTCACCGTGGCACCAGTAGTGATTGCTTCTTGAGCGATACCGACGATCGTTGTAGATGCCGCGATAGCAGCCTCTCCTAACCGGCTTGTGGAATCGATCTGAACCAAGTCACCTACGCTGATTGTTTGGCTCACATCGATTTTGAGATGATAAATAATTGGCACATTGTCCGCATTCCTTGCAGAACGTACGATTTCCATTCATAATTCCTCCTTATTTGGATGCTTTGTTTCTTGCCCGCCATTCGTCGATATTGTTGACGGGTTCTTTCGTCATTAACTTCCTAGCTTCTGTTGCGCTGATACCCATTCTCTCGGCGTCCCTAACTACGTCAGAAGGTAAAGGCTTCTCTGTGGTAGTTGATACCTGGGTGTCGGTTATAACCGTTCTCGGAGTCTTCTGGCGCTTAACAGACTCGCGCATTTGAGCCTCTAACCTGATCTGTTCAGCTTTCTTGTGACCACCTAGCGCCCAATAAGCTTCTTCTACACTCAGTTGCCCCTTGGTCTGGTCAATCTTTGCGAGGATTTCCTTTTCCATAGTGGAAATTCCAGCATAGTCAGGGTTCGCGCTAAGTTTGTTGATGCTTGATTGGACGCGAAGCTCTTTTAATTCACGTTCTTGCTTTTGTTGATTGATGTACCATTGCGTGTCTTCGTCGCTCCAGTCATTAGCTTCCGCTAATCGTTGAGCCTCTTGAGCGAGTTGGTTGTCGCGGATACGCTTTTCAATAGCGTCTGGATCCCCGCCAAGCATTTCAATGACTTGTTTGTGACGGCCGTACTTTTGCTCGTATTCGGCTTCTAACTGTTCACGAAGCTTCTTTTCATCACGTTCGCGCCGTTTCTCGAAAGCCGTTTTCTCTTTCTCGTTAAGCGGTGGAAGATCGTCTTCCTCATCTTCTTCCTGCTCTTGCTGATCTTCCTGTTCCTCGTGCTCTTCTTCGTTCTCCACATCTTCTGATTCGGTAATAACTTCCTCCCGGTCATCGATAATGGTCGTTTCTGCATCTCGTAACGCGGCATCCGTTACAGTTCCGCCCGATTCTTTCAGTTGACGAAATTCATTTTGATCCATTGTTAACCCTCCTAATTTTGAGTAGCGGCATCCCACTCTAAAGCCCGTCCGTTCTATTCACGGTGTCACCCCTAGAGGGAAATAGAAAAGGCCACCCTACGACTAGGAATGGCCTGTGTTACTTGTAATATCCTTCTGCTAAGTGAATCTTAACCTTGTGCGTCTGTCCTTCCGGCGTCCAGTGGCCGCATGTAGGGCATTGTGCGCCTCCTTGGTGGTAGAAGGTGAATCCCTCGCACTTTCCGCATACAGGTTGATTCATGATCTCTCTGCGCATCTGAGGATTATGTCTCAACTGTGATCGTATATAGTCACCAATTAAGGGGTCACCTGATAGGAACTTCATCCAGTACTTTTGTTCGTCCTGCGTCATTACCGTCGTGCTTTTGTCGTATCTCACCTTAGACAGCATTCGGCATACCTCCCGGCATGACTGTTAATGGTGGTTGTCCTGGTATAGGAGGCTTACCCGGAGGCATTGGAGGCATTACGTCTGCATCTGCTCCCAATCTCATTCCTACATCGTTACGAAGGAAGTCGCGATACTCTTGCCATGTGACAACCGGCTTACCTTCAATGTTGAGTTTCGCATTTTCTTGCATCGTCTGATATTGGAACGTCTTATCATTAGGCAGTCCATCGCCAATGTTTAAACGTAAATCAAACTCAGCCTCGCGGGTCATGGGTACGGCTTGCATCTGAGGTTGTCCCATCTCATCCAACATGGGTTCCTCGCCGTCCATCATTGGTTGGATGTCGTCCAGTTGCTTAATGGAATCCTCACCTTTCATAGGCGATAGGTTTGGAACCATAACCGGAGCATTGGTTAATTGCGTTGGATCAAAGAACTTGTAATCCAACTCATTACCGTTAAGACGAATCCACATCGGTTCATCCCAATGCGTAATCATATCGTCGTAGAGAAGCTCCAGCACCTTAGACCAACCTTGCTTCCACATCCTCGCTTTGTGTACGACTTGCTTTTGTCCGGCTTGTTGCAGGGCTAGGATTGCGGACGCTGCTGTAATTCCTCCAGGCGCTTCGCCACGGTTAACGTCTGGCCTACCGCTGATGATATTCGCCTCTTCGAAAGCTTTCTCTCGACGTTGTGGGATATCCGGAGACACTGGCATACCCTGCACGGCCGTCCATGCCGTGTGGTCACGCATCGGAATTCTAAGTCCCGGCTTGTTCGTCCACTTCCGCATGTCGAAACCTTTACCCGCATTCTGACCTACCACGATTTGTGGGTTGCCCATGAGACGCGCCGTCATGCGTATCTGATCATCCAAGTCGTTTATAAGGTCTTGGGTAGGTATTAGAAGTTCAACGTCTCCCTGCCCCCATCCTGTGCCCCTCTGCGTGTAACAGGGAATGACCACGAATGGAAACTGATTGCGGCGCTGTAACTTCTCGCCTTTAAGCACCTTCCGGCTATCCTCAAGCACGATGTTGTTAGCCACATGAACGCAGTAGATGTCACCGTTAACGTCCTTCATGTAGCACTCGATAAGCAATGCCTTTTGTGAAGTATCTACCTCGACCTCGTCCGTCTTAAAGTTAGGCGTATCCAAGTCCGGATCGTATGGGCATGTCGTCTCCCTGACCACATACTTACCGAGTTTAGGAAACTTCTTTCGAATCCAACTAAGCGGTCTTGATACCGCATGGATAACAAACTCACATTCTTGTAAGAGGTGTGCTGCTGTCCATTTAGGATCCGGGAAAAAGTTAGCCGGACTGACGATCTCGAACGTCGGAAGACCCTTTCCTCCCAATGCCTCGCTATCGAAATATTCCTTGATGACCGTTGTCCCAAGCTCTAGCCGGTCATGCTCTGAGATATCAAGTTTCACAGGGAATTGATTGCGGTCGAGAACGAAGTCCATAGCGTGCTGCACGTCCTCCGCAAACATGTCATCTCCAGGCTCTCGTCCTTCTGCAACGGTTGAGAATGGTTTGTCCGTCAAGTCGCTTATCTGACCTTCTATGATTGGATGGATGATGTTCGTTATGCTACCGGGATGATCAGGAGACAGTGGTTCATTCTGTAGGTTGTGCTTATAGTCGTCATATCGCGACCATCGGTTCATTAAGTCCATTTGATCCTTGGCTTCGTATGATCCACGGAATAGCTTTTGAACCCTGTTACCCAGAGCTTGTTGTGCTTCTGTCTGTGGCGCTTCGTCATGGTCTATATTCTTTTCATCCATGATATCCGTAGGTTTATTGTCAACTTTCGGCACTTAATCACTCCTTCCTGCAATAAAAAAGCCGCCTATTGGCGACTGGTTGAGCTATTTAGTGGGTCGCTTGGATTCCATGACCTTGGACGCGGTACTCTCCCACCATTCAACTGTGACTCATACTGCATTTGTTCGATCTGACTATTCAGTCCAAGTATCTCGCGTTCAAGTCCTGCGATGTGTTCTATCGCCTCTTTGTACGAGTCCTCTAGGACGTTAGCGCGGTGCTGACGCTCTACTACATGCTTGGAGAGGTAAAACCCTGCATACAAGATTGCAAGGCTCAGAAGGACGCATATAAGGCTTATAAGTATGGTCATTCACTCACCCCCAATTGCTCAACCATCCGTCATCTTCCTTTCGTCTCTCGTCTTCAATCTCGCTTATATGCTTCACTCGTCCGTCTGCTTGGCGTATGAATCTCTCATTCGTTGTCTCAGTCGTTGTAGGAGCCAATATACTGAGTACCGGTATGGCGTATTGTTCCATGACCATTAGGATAATGGCTGTAGCCATGACCGTATCGTCATATGATCCTTGTTGAGCGTTCGTTGAGCCCTTCTCATCGATAACATAGCTCATGCACTCCTGTATAAGCCTCTTTGACTTGATGCCCAGTTTCTTTTCCCTAATAAGTCTCGCCATATTGTCGATAGCCAGTTTCTTTGTCTGCTCATTTGTCCACCATCCAAGCTCTTTCTTCGCTTTATCGTTTAGTTTGTCGTATGAGGTTCGATAGTACAGATTTGAATAGCTTTTCTTCATGGAATTAAGGACGCTTAAGCCGTGGTTGTTCTCTTCCACCGCAATCAACGCATCGTTATACCATGTTCCCAACATCGCCAATTGATCTGCAAATAAGTCAGGATCAATATGACCGTGCCACATGGCGTTCAGATCGTATTTGCTGTCCCACACTGGAGCTGCGGAGTAGTCACCTGTAATCAATCCTTTGGCAACGTCCCCGCCTATGAAGTTCTCTAACTTATCACTTGGCTTACCCCACACCTCAATGTAACCGTTAGGGTCGGGTATGAATTGCACCTTGCCACCTACACGTTCTAGGTACCCTCTCTGACCGTCCACACATTGCGCTAGGTATTCCCTGAGTACTGGAATGTCAAAGCGCGGTCTACCGGACGTTAGGAAAGCCTCTTCTGCTGTGCTTGGATACTCCTGGTGGAATGTCTCGATTGATCCTTGGCAATTGTTCTTTATGGTGCTTCTACGCCAGTTCAATTGCTCCAGCGTTAAATTAAAAAGGCCGACTAATTGTCTCTCCTCATCGTCTAGCGATTGAGCAAGAGCAATTTTGTCAGACTCATTGTAAAACGGGTTGCTGTATTCTTTATGTGTGAACCATGGCAGGAATATGGGAATGAAATCATTCTCTCCTGACTCGGCTTGATTCCATAATTCATGAAACGCGTCACCTGCGCCGTTGGCCGTACTCTCAACGATTACGATCGCGTTGTTCTTCGGCACGGATTGCATAAGGGACTTCATCGTCTCTTTCGGTTTGCTCCACTTCGATAACTCCGATATGTGGACGTAGTTCATTGTCTTACCAGAACCGGCGAAAAGGTTGTTCGCTGTATCGATAAGGAACTTTGATTGTAGTCCCGGATTCTTCTCAAACTCAGACTGAACGTTTGTGGGATTCTCTAGTATCAATCCCTTGCCACGACTGTTGCGTTTCATTGGCTTTATCTCAGAAGGTAGATGCTGATAGAAACGATCTGACATCTCATTAATGGTCTGCGCCGAGTCCTCATCGTACGATATGACCATTGCCGTCTTCTGATATGGTGTGTCTCCCGGCATTCCAATCGTTATGGCCTTGAAGAACACTCCCTCTGTTGCTGTACTCATCCCCTGCTGCCTAGCCTTTAGAATGACAATGTAAAGCGTTGGGCGCGTCTTGGGATCCGGGTACTTCGAGTAATGATCCTCGATGATCTTGAGCAATTTATCTTGTGAATCGTTAGTCTCGAATGTGATGATCTCCGCGTTCTTATTCTTAATTTTCAAGGCTCTGCGGAAGTATAGTTGATTATCGTGTTGTAACTGTAGGAGTGGATGCATTATGACGCACCGCCTAATAGCTTCTTAAGCTGCTCCTCGTAACTCAATCCAATATCAGCAGTCTTGCCACCTGTCATAAGTGCGTGCTTGTCGTACATCGTACCGTAATAGGTGCTAACGTGATTCAACGGTATGTCTCGTTTGTTATCCAGCGCTTCTTGAACTAAGCGATCTCCAAGTGAAGCCGCCTTCATCATGCTGCTCCAAATAACATTAATCATTTCTGTTTTTTTATCTTCTCGTAGTTTCTCAAACTTAACTTCTTCTTCTGGCGAGTCTCTCATTTCCTTGTGTATCTTATCTACGGTTGCCCACGATACATTTAGATTCTTCGCTATTTCATTTTTGTTGTCGCTAATGACAAGGTGAGTGCGTATCTGCTCTTTCAACTCGTCGGTTAGCTTCTGCCCTTGCTTAGCCATCTCTTCACCCCTATTCATCATAATTTGCACTATTCTACATCAATCAAAGTATAAAGTGCTTATTTCGAGCATTTTGTTTGTACTATGTTACTTATCGGAGATTAAATATGCTCGAATCTGACTGTGTTCTCCCCTCGCAAGCGCCTGAGCAGTTACAAGGATGTGCGCACCTTGTTGTGCCTCCGCTAGTTACCTTAGGTTGTAACCTCATCCACCCAGTATCGAGTGTATCTTGCTTTACGGGCTTTCTCGCGGCTTGTTCTACCTGCATACGTTGATAATCCATGATCTCTTGAGGTGTTCCCTCTACGCTTATACCGTTTATTGTGGCTCTCATCTTCTTCCCTCCTCAATGTAAATGCCTAAACACCGCGCAACTCATAACATCCATCGCACATATCTGTTCTGGTCGTAAATTGGTGCTGTGTACGGTTAATACGCCTATCTCTGTGTATTGTCTGTAGGCTCCGTTACGCTCTTCTTCGTCTTCATAGCCTATTAAGTTTGTTAGTCCGTCTATCGAATACGATATTAAATACTTCGATTTCATAAGACCTCCATCATGAAGCATATTCTTTAGAAAATGGCATGTAGAGTCTCCTAGCTTCTATTGCGGCTAACTCTGCTTCTTGTAGTTCTTTAAAGTGACCTATAAGCTTCTTTTTCCCATTCAATATCATTCTGACCGCCCACATACTTCTTCGTTCTATCCAATGCACTCCGCGAATACCTGATTTGCTATTCTTGCCTACACCATTTCTGTTCTGCTGATTTTCTGAAATAGTGCAAACTCTCAAATTTTCATCGGTGTTGTTTAAGGTGTCGTGATTGATGTGATCCACGACCATACCTTCCGGCGCATTAGTTATAAAGCGGTGTAACTTTACACTTTTCCGTTTATTTTTCGAATCAACGTAAGACCCCTGACAGTACGAATAACTTAAACCTGGATATCTGTTCAAGTGCCAACTCCCAGGATAAGATTTCATCATTTCTAGTTTGCTAGTAGAAATCAATACCTCGTCATCGCCAAACTTTTGACTCTTGATGAATATTGCAGTTACATCTCCGCGAATTTCATAATCGTTTTTCATGTTCGCGACCTCCTGAATTTATCTTTATAAAACAAAAATAGCCGCACTAGGCGACTAAAGGAGAAGAGTATAGGTTGGAAATGTAATTGTTGCCGCCCCCACGTAGTCTGTATCCGTGAGAGCGGCGTGAGATTGTACGCAGCCCGCGCATGATCTCATAATGTGAGGAAATTGTGTGAATGATGGGAAAGGGGGTCGCCTTTATTGCCATCATTCAGCGTCAATTCCCTATGATAGAATTTTAACACGTGTTGTGGGTACTTTGTGGGCAAAAATGGGACATTTACGCGCCCTCTAGTTGCTCTTTGAATATCCAATCAGGATCGAATCGATGTGGGAAAGGTGTTATCTCCGTCTCCCGTTCAATGGGTTGAAGCGCTATGCTCAGTTGTTTTAACGCCTCTTTGTGCCGCCGCTGTACGGTCTTCCTGTCACAATGTAGCACGTCCGCGATCTGTCCGAGTGTCAATGGGTTACGCTCCAGGTATCGGCGGTTAATGACTGTACGCTGTTCATCCGTTAGTACATCGTCAACAGCCCCGTTAACCGTGTTCACAATGCGACTGTACCTAGTAGCGTCCCACCTATTAGGACTCCGTTGTCTCTCTCCGTAGAGCGTAGGAGCTCCGTCTAAGTATCCTTCTGTTTCTCCTACCTTTGCCGCATAACGGTATGATCGGAAGTTTGTTAGGATCTCTGAAACGTCTTCGTTATTCATTTGGATTCACTCCTCTCCGCTAATGTCTGTCTCGTTAATTGAATTACTTTGTATGCCGCCGTAAACACGTTGATATAACACCCACCGCATAAATCGAAATGTTCTGCGCGCCCTGAGGTTGGAAGACCGTGCTTATCAACGTATCCGGCTAATCTTCCCTCTGCAAATTCCACGATATGAATAAGAGGATCAAACGAGTGCGCTCTTTCCTCAATTTCATATCCGCATGCGTCGCAGAACGTCTTTTTCATCCTTATCCCCCTTATAGGCGAGTTTCCCCGCCCATATAACTCTATACGGCCTTCACTTTGTTGGGATTATTCGGTCGTGACGATGGCGCTACGCGCTTACTGCCTCATACGTGGCTTCGAAGATGTCCGGCTTGCAAGGGTAACATTCGCCTTTAATCCCTCGTATAATCCAATCCCCTGCTTCTGCCCGCATGACACCTTCTAGCGTGGATATTAGAATAACTCCGCCGTGATCTCTGCCGACATCCACATTGTCCAACCACTCAGGACATCCGTTATCGTCTGAGTTCTGCCACGCTTCGACCTCTACAGGCTTCTTGCGGTACTTAGCCATTAAGCCGCCGCCCCTTGATTGATTTCACCGAATCCAACATGATATTTAAGCTTCTCAACATCTTTTTTCAGAGCTTCGAATTCTTCCCTTGTAACAACCCCACCTGCAACATCCTGTCCATCTTGTCCCGTAGTGGAGTATTCATCCACGATGTGTCCTGAGTCCACATTCTGTAGGTCGGGAATCGGTACTCCGGATTCTGGACGAAATTCCTCTACCGCCTCAACGGATTCTGAATCCGGTACGAGTGATGCATCATCTTGCTTGGCTTGATCAATCTCGTTGCGGATCTGCATTGCATCTTCGTAGCTCACTACGCGATATTTGCCAATGTAGTTCGGGTGAAACTCGATAGTTTCGTTGGTGTCTACCAGTACCGCCGTGGACTTCGTGCCGCTTACTTCAACCACGTTGTAAATGGCCGGACGGGAAGCTTTCAGACGTTCCATCGCTTGTGCTAATGCGCCGTTATCGAGGTTAGTCGTCGTAGTCGGCTTGCTTACTTGGTTGCGCAGCTCTTCAACCTGAGCTTTAAGTGATGCGTTCTCGCCGGACAGCAAAGTGTTATCTGCTAGAAGTTCATTCCGATCGCTCGTCGCCGCTAACCACTTGGATTCAAAGTCATCGCGCTCTAATCCGGTTTGATGGAGGTTTTCTCGTAACGATTGCTCGACTTGATCACGTTGCGCCAGTTCAGCGTTAAAGCTTGATTGAATCGCCTTCACTTCGGCTTGGTTAGTATCCTCGATCTCTTGGAGTTTGAGTTGGTATGCAATAGCCAACGCCTGATAGGATTCTTCCTTGTCGGTCACTTCCCGGAAATTAACCGTCATGCCCTGAACGGAAATTCCAAACGATGAATCAGGATCCTGTGCGTTCGCTATGATCCCTTGCGTTTTTGTCAGTAGCTGTTCTTCCTCCATCACCAACTGCAATAACTCGGCCTCGCGTGTCTCCTTCGCTTTGTAACGCTCGTCCTCTTTGCCAACGCCTGATTGCGTAAGCTGATCCATTTCGTTTTTTACGTCCTGTAATTCAGCCTCATACATCAATAATTTGCTCATTCTGCACGCTCCCAAGGGTTATTATTTCAACATTCCGAATATTCAAATTTCTATTGATATTATACCACATATTGTGATATTTTAAAAGGTTATTCGCTATATATTGCGTTTTTATGCCGCGCCATCGGGCGGTTTCCAAGGCTTGAAATCACTCGGCTGCGGACGTTTTGTCTTCGGCTTCATCGGGACTACTTTCCCTACTGGTGGTATCTTCATCCTTACTCACCTCCTCGTATATGTTGCCTATGACCTCTCCTTTTCCTACATGGAACCTTAGAATTTCATTGAAAAACTCAACATCTGGCTTGTCCCAAACAATTTCAAACCTATCTTCGTTGTATTCAATCGTGCCCACTGCTTTCCCGTGTTTGAATCTGTCTTTTTCCCAAATCTCCTTACCGTTCTTATCTTTTAGTCCGGTGTATTGCATTAGAACGTAATTATCTAAATCGTTCCAGTCATGCGAAGCCAGTTGTCCAAGTGTGCTATCATCTACCAAGTCGAACTGTTCTCCTAGATCAGAAATAGCAAGCCCTCTTACGTCTACCATTTCTTCACGAAACTTACTCCACGCTCTAAACTTAATCTCCCTACTCATGGTAACCCTCCTAATAGTGTTGTAACGCTCTGTACGCCCTTCTGAGCCTCTTTAGCCTAGTGATTGGAACATTCTACTAGAGAGGCACAAATTACGCTCAAACAGCTTGATTTTTAACCTTGTCCAATTCCTGATCGATTGCCTCGATTCGTTCGATGATTCGATCTCTGCCCGGCGAGTTTACGTTGATCAGTTTCAATCGCTCGGTTAACCGTGTTCTTTCGTCGATTAGGCTCTCTTTGTCGCTCATGCACTCAACTCCCTTATCATGTTCGTATCGATGTACTGATCTACCCAGTACACAAAGTCCAACATCACTCCGTTACCCTGTTCGATCTCTTCTCCCCAATCGATGAACCATTGATAAGGAATACTCTTTCTTTCTCCGTCCTTCGAGTTATCCCAAGCGGTTATAAGTTGTTTGAAGGGTAGGAAGTAAACTTTCTTGTGTGTTTCAAACTCGATGATTGCAAACTTGATTCCTTTCCAGTTCCGCATAAACTCAATTTGATGATCCTCGAAGTTCGATAAAGGGAATGATGTTTTATTCTCTGTTTTCTTAGCTTCAAAGCAGATCGCTTGTCCTTTGTATTCACCCATGAAATCGACCGTGCTTTGACCGGATGGAAAAGCGTTAACGATTCTCGGCCCTTTGCGAATAACTGTCCATGGCGTTGATACTTTCTTAATGTTGGCTATTCCCTTTGATTCGTATTGTTCACACGCTGTTATGATAAGTTTTTCTAAACCCATTCCCTTGTTGGCTTGGTTCCCTTTTCTCGGCTTCTTCGGCTTTGGTGTATTGGTTATCTTTGCAAATTCCTCTTCGGTAACTTTCATCCCGCCTCAACACTCCTTCGCGCCTCTCTGGCTTCAATGCTTTGATGGATTTGTATCCCTAATACTTCATCCTGTAACTGTTCTGCTATCTCATAGGCGTAGTTTAGGGATATATTGCGCTTGTACATGTGGTTACCGATTCTTATGTTCCACTTTGCTGTCACCCTCCTGCCCCTTTCAGGTGTTTATCCATTTCATCTTTCGTCATGCGATATGAGGTTACGGGACTATTGGCGGGCTCGTGGAATATCTTTCTGTTGGGTACTGGTTTGCTGTATTTGGAGAGTTTCATTCCATCACCGCCAGTAGTGCGGCTCTGCAAATCGCGAGTGGAGCCGTTGAGCAAGCGTTGGACGATACATCGTCGAAGTGACAAGTCCATTGGCCCATGCTTCCATGAACGATGCTTGATTTTTCTTTATCGAAATCTCCCTTTTCAAACACTTTCCAGGCCAAGTGTATGTAGGAGGACGGTGTCCAATCACTAACGAATACTAGTTTTAAATCACTTGATTCGAACGCATCCTCTTTATAGCCGGTCATTCGTTTATATTTCCATCCCATCACCTTTTCAGCGACTAGCGCGTCTAACTCTCTTCCCGGCACCATGGATAGGATATCTTCTCGCTTTAACATTGTTTTATCTCCTTTGGGATCATATTTACGGCCTCCGCTGCGCTGAGTATTGCGGTCGGGTCGATGCAGTGCGTTAAGTTCTTAGTTCCCATTCGTTTGTATTTCCGTTTACACAATTAGGACACAACCATCCGTATTCTTTAGATGACTTCCACCCCATCTTACGAGCAATCTTTTCGGGTCTTCTATCTGCAGGGACATCGTCCCACCTGGTACAACGTCCGCACCAAACTGTATAGTATTTTCCGATGTACCCTTGCACAATTTTCCCGCCTTTTTCATGCCGAAACCTTTACTTTCAGTTGTTCCATCAGCTGCTGTCCGATGAATTCCGTAAATGCTGGCGGTATGGCCTGCGCTAGCTCTGCCCGGTTCATCCAATCAATGCCCATTGCCATGCTCCAGTAGTCCACGATCTCCTTCGCCTTCATTCCCTTTACACCGCCCGTTCCGCAAACGCTTATGAATCCTTTTGGGCTTATCCCGTTCCCGGCGCTCGGCGTTTGATCATCGTGAGGGATGTGTTCCGGTTGCATGAGATACGCATTGCTTTCGAAAAGTCTGTGCCGGTATACCTTGAGTCCGAAGTTCAAGCCGCATAACTTGATGGGATCGATTAATTCTGCACCTTCTACGTTTTCAATCACATACGGCATGTAGTGCCAGGTATTCATTTCAACGAGTAACTTTCTGATCGGATCAATCAAATCCGGATGTTCCTTTGCCTTGTAACTTCCGTTTCTAGCCATGCCTAAACTTTGCAACTTGCTGTTTCTTTGGCATGGTGGACTAGCGTGAATAGCGTCAAAGTTTGTGGCGATCATCATTGATCCGGTTCTCAAGAACTCAACGGCGTCTGCCTGAATGAACTTAAACGGGTAATTCGGCTGCGGTTCAATATCCACGCCTACCACTTCGAACCCTGCGCGGTGATATCCCATCGAACACCCCCCCGCCTTGCAGAATAAATCTAGTATTTTCACCTCTTACCCCTCCCTCGGCTCCCATATTAGCTTCCCAAACTCTGTTTCAATGTGATTACCTTGTCCCTTTATGTGCTGTATGACTGCGTTTATGGCTTGATTGGTCATGATTGTTTTCTTGTCGTTTAGTACTCTTGGGTTACGTCTGTTTACTGTTGCTAGGTTTATTTCATTGGTTATGGGGCTTACTGTTAGTATTTGCATTAGATCCTCCTTCGGCTTGGGCTTGTTCGGTCGTTTCGATGGCGCTACGCGCAAATTCTTTATTCTCTTGCCAGAAATCAAAGTTATCTGCATGAGGCCATTGTGGTATAAAATTATTAAGCTGACAGTTGTTACACCATGTTTTGTTTTCCGAATGATGCCAGATGCATGTCCTACAGTTCCTATCGTTCACGCAGATTCACCCTTTAGCACAAAATTTCCATGACGGTCTATCGTGGTGAACGAATGTTTAATCTCGCCTTTGCGAAATATGACGACAGCGTTTGGAAATGGTGCGTTTATCTTGGATCCACCGAACCGCAAACGATGGCGTATGAACCAAACTTCGCCTTTCATGCAGTAGTCATGCCACCAAGCCGAACAAGTGCGGGATGGGACTAAGCACACCGCGACATCTACATTTCCGTTTTGCGTTTCCTCGTATGCCTTGCGGATCCACTTTCCTATCACGCGACCATAAGGAGGATTCATCCAAACGTTACGAGTCCATTTTTGCGATAGACCGTCTTCTTCTTTCGTGAAGAATGTTTCTGCTTTTGCATTCGTCGGATCCGCACATACATCCAGAGTGAAGTGGAATAATTTATCTAAGTTATCGTAGAAGTCCTGCGGCGTTTCCCACACTTCTGTCGTGTTCTCGATGCTGAAAAATACGCCTTGGTTGAAATTCGTTTTGTTTGCTAGTAGCGTCATTCCCTTACCCCTCACTTTGGTATTTTCGTTAACCTCTTTTTGAATGAATCATAGATAGAAATAGGATGATGATAAAATTCTGTATGACTATCACAACCAAGGAAACTTCGCTATCCATTTTCTATTCCTCCCGTTGCTTTCTCTCCCACTCCAATTCAGCTTGTCCGATCCTTATAAACTCTTCGAAGTCCCTATCTGCTAAATAATTCAACCCTGTTACGGCTTCCGCTTCGCTGTGTATTGCGGTCGATTCGATGGCGTTACACGCTTAATTTCTCAAGACATTCATCACATATTGGAGGCTCAACGGGTTTACCCATGCACCCGCACATATATCCGTCACAACACATTTGCACGTTATCATCTGGCACATCGTTTTCTTTGCACTCCCAACATTCGTACAATTCTATTCCTCCGCTCTCTGCTTACGCTCCCATTCCAACTCGTCCAAGCCACGCCTTATGAATTCATCAAAGTCTCGATCTGCTAATGTGTAATCGTCGTCGGGTTGCGGTTGTCTCATGCTGACACCTCATCTTCCATGAGTAACTTCACATCGATTTCATTGCGCAATTGTCGAAGTGATCTCATTTTCAGTTCGTGCGCTTCTTCTTCTTTTTCTATCTCATGTCTTATTGCATCTTTCATCATGGTTGCTAATCTTATGACATTCATTTTGTTTGGATTGTTTGCAATAAGGCTTATATACTGCCGTGTAAAGTTATTAACTTCTGCCAAGTCTGCACCACGAATTCCGGTTATCTCTTTGAATTTCTTGTATAGTGTCCTCATGCTTATCTATCCTCCATTAGTCGATTGGCTAGGTCGTAAACGCTTCGGTATGACTCATCTTCTTTAATCATTTCACCGGAAACATAAATGATCATAAACAGGCAGTGACGGCACATCATGTCGATAAAGTCATTGTGGTTGCACGTACACATCACTCTGACTGTCATGCTCCTTCGTCCTCTCTGAGCCTGTAGTTCATTTCCCTGCCGCCTTTCAGGATGATGCGGAAGTCCTTGCACATCTCGTTTATGCGGCTCCCAATGGCTTCGTCAATGTCGCACATTTGGTCTATGTCCCGTTCGCTCGATATCAGGACAGGTAGCTTTTCCATGTACCGATAGTTGATCACCGCAAAGGCTTGTTCGATCTGGAATGGAGTCGGTTCCTTTCTGCCTTTCCACATGTCGTCGATGAAAAGTAAGTCAACCTTCTGCATTCGGTTTATCCGTTCTTCCGTTAGGGATAAGTCGTCTTTAATCTCGTTGAATCCCTCGACCCATGGGAAGTACAGCACCTTGATGTTCAGACTCATTAGGTCATTAGCGACCGCAGCGAGGAGATGAGTCTTTCCACTTCCGACATTTCCGAGCATACAAATGCTGTTTGAACGTGTTTCTCTTATCTTGTCGAACCCGTTGGCGTATATCCGCGCCATCTGGTATGCCTGTCGGATGCTTGCAGGTCGATTCTCTAGGCTGAATGCGTCGAAATTCTTCTTTTGGAACTCTAACGTGATCTTGCTTGTCTTAAATGTCCGCTCGATGCTTCTTTCCTCTTTGCATTCGCAGAACTTCCAAGCGTCTCGCATGATCTCCAATGTTTCGCCGTTGCGAACGATGATATCCGGGACTTTTACGATATAACCTTCTTCGTCCTTGCATTTAGGACACTTGTGAGTCGTCTTTGAGGAGGTGAATGTATTTGCTTGGGAGAACTCCTGACTTGCCGCCCGGAGTTTGTTTATCATCTCCAGCGCTTTCTCCTTGTCGAAGGGATTCTTTAGTTCCCCCATTTTGTTCACCTGCCTTTTCTTGTTTCCAAGGTTCGTCTATTCCGCTTGTTCTATAGCGATTCAAAATGCTTTTAACGTATGGAAGATTCCGCTTTCCGTAATAAGATGCTTCCTTCATTGCTTCTCGCACCCAAGGTTCTCCGAAGTCGTCAATCATGTCTCCGATCTTCTGACCCAATATTTCCGTCAGCATTCCGAATCCCTCAGATTCGAAAAGTTTGAACGGGTTAGGCGCAGGAGCAGTAGTATCACTTGAAACAGAAACAGAAGAAGAAACAGAAGAAGAAAGAGAAAAAGAAACGGGGTTTTGCGGTGATTCTCGGCGTTCTTCGGCGTTCTTCGGCGTTTTTGGGTAGTTGGAACCACTATCATCACCGCGTTTCGCTTTGTTAATGTACGATTGATGCTTAAACCAACTATCTTCAGGAATGGATACAACGCCTTTACCATCAACCTCATATCTAATCCATAGACCTACGGCAGCTACTTGATTAATCGCTTCGTCAACATCCTTACTCGACACATCCAATGCTGGACACACAAGTAATTTGAATTGCCTTGCGTCACCTGTCATTCGACCCCAATCATCCATGTGTGGTATTGACCATGTGTAAAGGAGCAAAGGGAGAATTCCGTGCTCCGATAGTTCAGCGAGTTTAATGTCAGTACTAATATCAGTACTGATGTAACGTTTACGACTCATCTGAATCACCCTTACCTTCGTGATCATTAATGAATCTTTCCATTTCGAACTGAAAATCAGTCCAATTTTTAACGCTTTTAGAGAATGACGTTAAACTATCTTTTGATGCGCCAAGCAAGTACGCTTTTTCGTATAAAGAGATTGCAATGTGAGGATTTACATAATGCAATCTGTTTTTGAGTATTCCCCGTAGATAATACAAATCTTTTAAGTATGGTTTTTTTTCGGCAGCCTGGTTGAAAGATAGAATTCGTTCTACTTTCTTCCAAGCTTCTTCAACTGATGATTGAATCGGCTTATCATCTTTGAATTTTAGATACTGACTGGCCGACGTTTCTATTGCATCCAAAACACTGTTTAGTCCGTGTTTTTTTAATAACTTTCGCATTCCCTTCTTACCGTTCTCGTTTAGAGAATAAGTATCGTTCAAAACGTCTGACCACTTTTTCAATGCGAAATTTAGCTTGTCTTCTTCGATCGACATTAATCCTTCGCGCCATTGCATCATCATTTCTAGCTGTAATCTCTTTTCGTTTAACTCCTGCAACTGCTTCTTTTGTTTCTCCATCATCGTATTGTCATCCAGCAAGGTAGCTTTCTTACCTGAATTACAGTCGAAGCACGAGGTTAACAGGTTGGTCATGCCGTTGTTTCCTCCGGCAGCTACGGGCTTAATGTGATCGACGTTGAGAATTACGTCAGGCGCTGACTTACCGCAATACTGACACTTGAATGAATCTCGCTTGAACACTTCAAAACGAACTTTCTTAGATATTGGTTTTCTCTCGGACATTCCTCACACCGCCTTGCGGCTTTTAATGTCGTACCATCTGTTCTGGCAGGAATACATCGTGCGGCTTAACTTAACGGATGCTTCTCGGAACAGCTCAGTCGTCTTTTTCCTATCCTTCAATCCTTCGTTCATGATCTTGTCGAGGGTCTTTTCTTCCTCGGAAGTCCATGCGTGGTAGAAATACTTTGTCATGACCTCAACCTCCAATGTTTATATTCATCACTCTATCATACTTCGTGGTATATTGTAATACTTTGTGGTAAATAAGTATAAGAATTATTCTTTCGTGGTATACTTCGCTTGAGGTGAGCCGATTTGGAGAAGGTAGAGAAGGTTAAAACGTCAGTCAGTATTGATAAAGACGTACTGGAATTCATTCAAAAACTTGCAGATAATGAGAGAACCAACGTATCGCATATAATCAACCGGGAATTTTTAGTGAAGATGAGAGAGGGCAAATGAACCCTCTCTTTTTTATGTCCGACTAGTTTTTAATCATTGAAACGATCAAGGCGATGAGCGCAGCATCCAAGAGTAGAAATGCTATCCATAGTTTCTTTCTTGGCCTATAGTATTGAATTTCTCCGGTCTCGTTTATCTCTTTCATCCCACCCACCTCACTATCTCTACTAATCCCTCATAAGCTAGATATAAGATTAAGTAGATGGATAGAGAGAAGGCGAATCCGTATACTGCGTTATTTTGGAGCATCGGTACCCTCTCCTTTATCCGTCCTATTGGTGTATTGCTGGAGGATGGTACGGGCTTGTTCTCCTTTGTCCTTGTCCATCCATACATTGCGATCCGGACCCCATGGTTCCCAATTCGATTTGTTTCCGTACCATTCCAGCACCTTATCCTTTGCGGATAGTTCAGTACGGAGGTATGCGGACGTTTTTATCTCGCTACCTAGTTGATCCTCTGTGCGCTGATACATGCCCTGGTATCGTTCCAGTTCTTCCCTTGTCTGTTGGAGTTGGATCGCATGTTCCTTGTCTCGCTGTATGACAAGACGCATTGTTTCTGCTTTATCTCTTTTCAACCGTTTGTTCTCTTCCAGTAGGGCGCGGAGCCATTTGGGAGCGTTGGCGATAAGCCATGCGTCTGCGTGTTGATGCCCGTTGTCCTGGTCGCTATCGATTTCAGCTATCCATTTTGCTGTATGAATTCCGTCTTGGAACTTGTAGCCTATGGCAATTTGAACGGGATCGAGATCTACTACCTCCCACTCTCCCGGCGTAACTGCTTCCAACGCCTTCTCTATCTCGGCAATATCTATCAACTGCTCTTTAGGTTGCGTCATGACGTTTATCAACTCCCTCATACCTGGTAACGATACTCTTGCTATTGCTCCTTTATGTTGGGTATCACTCATCTGATGGGACCTCCCGCAGACTTAAGCCGACTATAACCCTCGCTTGTCTGCTCCTTGAAATTGACTACTTCTTCCTTGAAGCAGCGTTTGATGAAATCCACGTGTCGATCGTTGCGCACGTTCGGATGACGATTAAGCAGATATTCCGGTCCGACGTGGTTAATCGATGACGGAGGGCTGCTCCACCAAGAATCGGTATAGATTCCTCTTCCGTCCGTGAACCGGGTCATTACGCCGCCATCGCGATGTTTCCACATTTCGAATTTAAGTCTCCGCATTGTTATCCCCTCCATCTGTAATGCCTGGAATGGTGATGCCGAGGGCTATCAACGATCCTTTTAGCGCTCGCATACCGTAGAAGCCATCTTGCCGCTTCATTTCGTCCCACAACTCCCGTACCTTCTGTATCCCTGTATCCTCTGTATGGAAGGAGAGGGCTTGCTTGACGATGTGTTTAACCAGAGTCTTGTACGTGTCGCTATCGTTTAGTTCAAGACCTTCAATTCGTTCCAGAACATCCCGCTGTCTTGCTGCTTCTCCCTGATTGGAGAGTCCGAGAACAACATACCCTGACTTCTGGTTATAGGTTGTCATGTAAGAAATAGTTCGCTCTTCCTCGTCGCCCGTATACTTTTGCATCCCCATGTGCCATTCCTTGAGGATCAATACATCACCGACTTTGTAATCTCGATCATTTTCACGGATCTCGAACGGCTTCGCTCCCGACTTAACTGCTTGGAAGTATTCCGGCCAACATTTCAAATAATGGACTGTTGCTCCATCTATCAATCGTTTATCTGACATCTTATTAGTCTCCTTAGGGGCTATTTATCGGCCTACACTTTGTTAAGCGGATTCGGTCGGGACGAGGGCGCTATGCGCAAAATCTTAGTTCGCTTTTTTAATGACCATTGATTCGCGCATTTCCTTGTCTTTAAGTAGGGTGAGGTAATATAAGCAACTTTCCTTTTGCCCCTCTGATAACTTTTTGCTAGGATTTCTCAGACCTACCGCAAATACTATCGAACCGTGTGAAGGCCCCATTCCGTAACTGCAATCACATTCTTGATGGCTCCACCGATCATAGTTTTTCACTCCAAAATATTGTTGTGACAATTTCGGCGTATCCAAGGCGATGTCTTTAATTGCTTCATCAATGCATCGACCGTTATATTCCCCATACTCCAAACCGCGAATATAGACCAATGCCTCTGCTTGCCTGATCATCCCTAAGTCGATACCTTTCATTGCCATACCTTTCTTGCGACTCAATTCCGCTATCTCTTTTGTGTTTTGTTTCATGAAATCCTCATGCGCTTTAATGGCTTCTTTACGAGTTTCGTTAAGTTGAATCAATTCGTTTTCAATTTTTAGTAAATTCATTTTTAATCTCTCCCTATGCGCCCTCGCGCAATGATTTTTTAAATCGTACACCTTCACCAGTCGTATCCAGATAGATGTGACAAGCCTTACTTAGTTAACATGCTTCCAAGTCGCGCCACGTTTAACGTTACAGACTGTGCTCTTGTGCAGATTTAACTCTGCGGCTATTTCAATATTTCTTTTGCCTTCTGCCACCATTAACTTGATATTTCTCACTGTGTTTTCGTTAATCTTGCTCCAACCATGACGTTCGCCTTGCAGCAACCTGTTTCTTTTTACTGCATCCAATACATTGTCGCGCTGTGTGCCTAGTTCTAAATGCTCCGGATTTATACAATTTCTTACATCACATTTATGCCTAACAACAAGTCCATCTGGTATTTCACCAAAACATTCCTCGTATATCAGTCGGTGAGCGGCCGTTCTCCCCCCACGACTTCCGATCATCACGTATCCAGATGAATACGGTGCGTGCGAAATGACAACAAAACAACCATTATCATCAACATTAAAATTAATTGGCCTAGTCGTAGTCTTCTTCGTGTAGTAGTTGCCGTTTCTACGAAATCTCATGTAGTGCTTCTCGCAAACGGTTTTTCTTTTATGAACCTGGCTATCGCAGTTAAATACGCTACATTGCACGACTAGACAACTCCTCGACTCTTTTTTTCTTGAACCTAATGCCATCCACCGTTCGATCCATCCAAATGTGACAAGTTACGCAAGAGTGGAGAAGGTCTTCTGCGGTAGTCCTATGTTTGATAGTCCCTCTAGTGGTTAAATGTGCTTGCTCAACGGCAGGGGAGCCGTGACACTTTACTCTGATCTCACAGATCCCCTGACTTCTCTCGCGGACTTGCTTGCGTACTTTCTGACTGATGCTTCCCATCTGCTTCTGTGTGGGTTTGTTAGAGCGCTTAAAAGCTGGCTTTTGCACGGCTACGCCCGGGCTTTTGGTATAGTCGATCATCAGAATGGGAGATCGTCGTCAGCGATCGTTGTGACTGGTTGTGGGGTATAGTCTTGCAAGGTATTTATAAGCTTCTTGGCTTCTGCCATTGTGAGGTCTTTGGTGCTTGTCTTAGGTGCAATCATTTGGCGGTAATCGTCATCCGGAACCTTCTTCTGCGTCTTCAAGGAACCGATAAACTTAATCTGTCCCTCGCTTACCATGACCACGGCTCCCTGTTGGCTCTGGGAAGCGTTGTATTGACTAGATTGTGTATTTGTCTGGGATGGTTGTTGTGTCGCCTTAGGAGGCGTTTGGGACTGTTGTGAATTGTGCTGCGGTTTATCTTGTTTAGCGTCCGGATCATCTTCATCCGTAGGAAGTCCCAAGCATTTCAAGAGGAAGTACCTTTCCGAATACGTTAAAGCAGAACCAAATGCCTTCGATATGTCGTCCTGTTGACCGTAATAAGCCCATGAGACAACCTCCCTTTCCGAAGGTTCATCCCCGTTAATCCATGTGTAGGACATTTCACCTTTGACCACAAAATCCAGAACGTCTTTACCTTTAGCTGTTTTATATGCATGCGTGTGATGCTCTCCGATCTTGGTTGAAGGGAATAAAAGTAAGTTCAATTCGTTCATCTTGTCTTTGATCTTTCCGAGTACTTGGTTACCAGTAACGTAGGTGTAACTGTAGCTGGCTCCGTCTTTCGTGAATCCTTCGGCGACCTTTCGAACCTCAACGATCTTCTGATATAGGTTCATTTGACTCCAACTCCCTATATGAAATTTCAACCTCTACAACTTCGAAATCCGATGAATCTAAATCGTATATTTCAGGTCTGTAATAGCTATTAAGTAAGAATTCCGGGATCTGTTCAGGTTGGTAGAATTGCCTAGCCTCGCTGATCAGGTGAGTAAGTGGAAAGTTCTTCGAATCCCATGAGAGATAGCGTCCGTTGTGGTGTTTCAGCACATGCCGGACTTTCGATTCACTTACCACGGCAAATCGTTTATACTGAAATTAGGTATCATATCGTTTCTTGGGGATCTGTTAGCGCAGATTCCTTTTTCATGTCCAAGTACCTGATTGATGAGTTCCTTGTGCTCACGTAAGCTCATTCGTGGGTTATCAGGCATTATTGTTACTTGTTCCATCTGGTGTGCCTCCTTGGATTGCTTTATCAGCTACTTGCCATAGTCCATGAGAAGTGCGATCGTCGTGTTTTTTACACGCTAGCGTATCTCTGACAATTACCAACGCCTCTATCAGTTGTTTATTCTGTTGTTGGAGTGCGGTTATCTCTGATAAGCACCACTCAAGATATTTAGGGGTATTTACAATCAAGTGAGCATCGTTTTCACGGTTCTCATTTTTGAAAGATTCAGCAACACGCGCATCCGTAATCGCGATCCTTCTGTGTGTCCCACGCAACGGATGACCATCTTTCCATTCAATGAAAGTTCCATCTGTATCCCATTCGTGCTGTGTTGAAGCATTATCAAGTGCTTTGCGAATTTCCGTTAACATATCTCTCATCTCCTTATTGATCTGATTGGGGTTGTGATTGTTCGGTCGGTTCGATTTCTTGTTCAATTAATCCAAGAGAGTCCAACCTTTCCCCTTGGATGTTATGCCACATTGCTTTAACTGCATCGGCGGCCTGATCTTCGCAACTAGGGTCAACATCAACTTCCAAGTTTTCATCATCCGACCAATATGCTCGATTTACCTTAATTCCTACATCCTCGATCGCTTTAATGATTTCCCACATTTTTTGCATTCTTTATCTCTCCTTTGAATTAGATTTGCATCGTCTCGACCGAATACGCTAAGCTTGCGAGGCCGTAGAAGCCCTCTCTTTTCTTACTAATAATTTGTATTTATTAACGTAGTAGACCATAGACTTCCGACTCTTCGACATTCGTCCAAATTCCCGGCATAATTCCTTATCCCATAAGCGGAGCATTTTTCTTCTCCCTCTCTATAATCTGTGATACTCGCTTAATCTCCTCGTTAATCGCGTCATACAGCATCCATCTGTCCCAAAGTGGGTTAGTCTCGATAAAGTCATCCAGATCCGGTACGGTTCCTTTTTCCTCTATCCAGTTGTCAGTGAATGAGCTGACGTATATCTTTACTTCTGCTACGACATCGTTAAAGTCATCTTCGTTAAATATCTTGCGGTTATTGGGATCGTATCTCATGAAGCCACCCTACCCATCAATCGAATCTGACGTTTCAAGTCCAAGTTCTCTGATTCGAGGATGATGTATTCCTGCTCGTGTTGAACGGCTTCGTCGTACTCTAGAAGGGCTTGGTCACCATGCTCGCCAATTACCTCAAGTAGTTCAGCAAAGGCGGTGTGTGGGTTATGCGGCTTCATTTTCGTTCTTGCGATGGCTTCCATTACTTTTTGTAGGTTTTGCATTAGTCGTTCACTCCCTCAATTTTGTGACCGAGCATATTTACCGTCTCCCTTATGACATGTGCGATTTCCGGGAATGCACTATTCTTGTAATAAAACTCCCTCACCTTTTCTTTCGGTGTCTGTTCAACCTCATATCCGATGTACAACGCCTCAATGAGTAGGTCAGGATCCATTTTGTTGAGAACAGAACACTCAGAATAAAACGTGACATGTGGATCAAGTCGAGACCATACAAGGTTCGATTTAGAATCCACGTTAAGTTGATATTCAATCGCTTTTGCTTGCTCCTTGGTAATCTTCACCTTTTCCATTTATGCAGCACCTCCCGGTGGAAAGTAGAATGTTTGTTTGATCGGACGTTTCTTAGGTTTCAACATGCGATAACCTCCATCACTTCTAAGTATTTTTTCTCCGTGTAGTAATCTCCGTATTCGTCTACTACTGTGCATCCGATCCACTTAGCTCCAGTACCGCGAACCATGCATACGATGTCGCAATAACGTTGACCAGTAACCGCAGACTCTATGCATTCATGCTCGCCTTTAATCAGGTATTGTCCGCATGGGCATTGCTGTATGTCCGGATTGATGTAAGCGAACGGGAAATCGAGAGGTTTCTTTAAGATATCTTTCAGGGACTTTGCCACTTCTCCATACCTCCAGTTCCATTAAGTCTTCTATGACATCCGGTATATCGCTGACTACTAGCTTTGTGATTTGCACAATCTGTAAGTCGCCTTCGATCTTTACTTCACGTTCGAACGTTTTAAGGTTATGGATCCGGAATAGGTTGTGCGCGGTTTCTATCCTCATGCGCTGATACCTTCACGGTTCATGTACCAGGCGAAGAAGTTGTCTCGGTGGATGCGTATACCCTTCTGTCCGCGCCGTATAACGATTCCCGGCTGAGTCCCGGCTTCTTTAACCAACCTGTACACTACAGAGCGTGAATACTGCGTAGCGTCCATTACGTCTTCTATCTTTAGGTAAAGTGGGAATGCTTCGAATTGGTTCATGGTGTGGCCTCCTTAATGTGATGTAGGAAAAGGAATAACGTTTGATAAAACTTCCTCAGTGCTCCGCAACAAGAATATTTCGAACTCTCGTTCCAACCCTTTTTCGTAGATGAATTTATAAGCGCCTCGATAGGTAACGTCCGTAATAATCAAGTCCTCCATGTTATCCTCTAATGCCGCTATTCTTTCGCTTTGCGCATCCATGGTCACCCTTGATCTCTTAGAAATTTCAAAAACTGCATTCCATGCTTCGTCTAAGTTTTCTTGCAATATTGAAGTAGAGTTGGCGCAAACCATTTCATGATGTTTTAAGATAATGTCCTGTAGTTCCTTGTCCGTTAACTTTGCGAAGTCCATTAAGCAGCTTCCTTTCTGTCCATGAAGGGGACAATACTACGTTTTGAAAGAATTTCATGGATGAACAATCTTCCTTTTTGCGTCCATCGCGTGTTCATAGTGACATCTGGATCGCCGTTGCTTCTGGTAATATCAATCGTTTCTGACTTTGTGTATCCTTCATCTTGGTGTTTTCGATAAAGCAACCATTGTTTGTTCTGCTTATATTGAACACATTCTTCGTGAAGTATCTTATTTAGTTGAGGTCCGGACATTCCGTAGTCCTTCGCTATTTGAGTTATTGTCACGGTTCCTTTTGATTTAAGGATTGTATCGATGTAACTTATCTTTGGTTCGTACTCCTTCACTCTTTGTTCAAGCATCAAATTTTGCGTTTGAAGTATTTCATTCTCTTCAACTTTATCTGCCAGCCTTCTGAGTGCTTCGCCGAAAGTTTGAGGCAATTGTTGTTGAACATTAAATGATCCGGTTTTCCTTATTGATGGAAGAATGTCGAATGCAACCGTTCTTTGGAATGCAATAGCAGCATCATTACTTGCTTTCATTGAAAGCAGGTAAAAATAGCTTTCTTGGACATAATCAGGCAGACCGTCCTTACCAGTTAGTTCGTGCCCACGGATGGGCACGCCCATCTCTTCCAAATATCCTCGAACACGCTCCCACCTAATTACCTCGTTGCCACTTGTGGCAATGCGAGTGAATCCTAATCCGCGCGAAACGTCTTCCAAATTCAGTTGAGCTGTGCCGCTTTCATCGATGTAACCTCGGACACCATGAATTGTGATTAGATTCAATTTCATTCCTCCTCCTGAGTTTTAAAGGTATTTTTTAATTTCTGTCGAATGTTTAGAAATTGTTCATCATCGAGTGCTATGCGCTTTTTTTGTTAGTTCTACTCGTTTCGCGTAGGGTTTCTTCAAAAAAAAGCGTCCAACTGAACCCTAGATACTCGCCGATTATCTTACTCTTTTTTCCATTAGGAGTACGAACTCCCTGCTCATAAGCCGCATAACATGTGCGAGATAATCCACACTCTTTTGCAACGTGCTCCTGAGTTAATCCCTTTAGTTTTCTAATGTTTATCAGCCATTCTCTCATATTTCTCACCTCCAATTACGCGTTTCGTGTAGTTCCATGACACAAATATACTACACGAAATGAGTCATGTCAAACATAATTTTTACTCTTATTGTGTCATCTGTTTTTTGATGCGTTTTGTGTAGTTATAATACTTTTAGGTTGTATGTGGAGGTGGGATTATTGATTAGCGAAAAGCTATTAAAACTAAGAGAAAAAATAAAT